CATTTTATAGATTATTTCAATTTTATGATGAAGTTGAACGTGCAAATCGTACAATACAGAATATGGGTAACGGTGGTCTTATTGATGTAGGTTCTAAAGGGCAACCAGTAGTCAATCCATTAATTACTCTTACATTAAAACTAGAAGAAAAAATATTAAAACTTGAACAAGAATTGGGCTTAACACCTCTTAGTCGCCAGAGATTGGGGATTTCGTTTAGTGAAAATGCTATGGGCTTTCGTCAGCTTCAACAACTTTTACAAGATGATGAAGAAAAAGAATTGATAGATCCACGTATAAAAATGTTAGAAGAAGAATAATGTGTAAATGTAAATATATCTGTTGTGGTTGTGAACTGCATTGTGCAACGTGGAATAAATGATTAGTTTACCAGAAACCAAAGGTGCAAGAGTAGTTAAGTTTATAGAAAAGTTTTGCGTACACGGTGAGGGTGATTTCTTTGGTGAACCATTTAAGTTAGATCAATGGCAACAAGCAATAATTTATGAAATGTATGAAATTAAAGATAATGGTGAAAGAAAATACAGGGAAGCGTTAATAGGATTACCAAAAGGAAATGGTAAAACAGCTTTAGCAGCAGCGATTGGATTGTATGAACTCTTAGGAAGTGGCGTTACAAGTCCGTTAGTGGCAGTTGCTGCTGCAAGTTACGAACAAGCAAACCTAGTTTTTGGAACTATGAAAACTATGTGTGAAGAAAGTATATTTTTACGAGATATGGTTGAAACGTTTGAAAATGAAATACAAGTAAAGAACGCACCGGGTAGAGCATTTAGAGTTGCAGCAAAAGCAGGAACAGCAGACGGTGGTAGAAACAGTTGTTTTATTGCTGATGAGATACACGAGTGGAATAACATTAACTTAGAACGTGTACATTACGTTTTATCAAACAATACAGCTAAACGTAAAGACGGATTAGTGCTAAATATTACAACAGCTGGACACGACTTAGATAGTATGGCAGGTCGTATGTATCAACGTGGATTATTAAAAGAAGCAGGAAAGCAAGATGATCCAGAGTTTTATTTTAAATGGATAGGTGCAAAAGATGACGACACACCAACAGATGAAAACATTTGGGAAAAAGTTAACCCAGCGATAACAAATGATTGGTGGCCAATAGAAAACCTAAGACGTAGGCATAAATCATTGCCATTAAATGAATTTCAAAGATACCACCTAAACCAATGGACAAGAACAGAAGAAGAAAGTTGGATAGAAATAGAAAAATGGTTAGCTTGTCAAGATGAGGAACTAGAACTAGAAGTAGGCGTAGATACATTTGTTGGTGTAGATATGGCACTACGACACGACAGCGTTGCAATAGTGTATGGCCAGAAAGATGATAATGAAGTAATTAACATGAAATCTAAAATATGGCTACCAACTGATGACAACTTTATGGATTACCAAGAAATAGAAACATTTATTATTTCATTAATGACAGATTACAAAGTAAAAGAAGTAGCATATGATCCAGCATTTTTTGAACGTTCTGCACAAGTATTGTTAGACCGTGGTGTACCTATGGTGAACTTTCCACAAACACACTCACGTATGATACCAGCTTGTGGTAACGCTTATGATTTAATTGCTAACACAAAAGTAAGACACGACGGCGATCCAACCTTTACAGATCAAGTAATGAGTGCTGCACAAAAAATAACAGATATGGGTTGGCGTTTATCTAAGGGTAGAAGTAAAAGAAAAATTGACGGTGCAATAGCTATGGTTCTAATGCTTGACAGAATAACTGCACCAGAACCATTAGATAATGAACCAGAAGTATCAATAATTAATTTATGAAGTTATACAATGGCGATTGCTTAGAAGTTATGCAGACACTACCAGATAACTCAATAGATTTTATTTTGACTGATTTACCTTATGGTAAAACTAGATTACATTGGGATAAAATTATATCTTTTGAGCCAATGTGGAAAGAACTCAAAAGAATAAGAAAAAACAATACTGCAATAGCTTTATTTTCAACTGAGCCATTTTCTACACTTTTAAAAAATAGTAATTTTAATGAATATAAATTTGATTGGTATTGGAAAAAAAATAGGGGTGTAGGACACTTAAATGCTAAACAAAGACCAATGTTGGATATAGAATTAATTACTATGTTTTACAAAAAACAACCAATATATAATCCACAAAATATAGAAAAAGCAAATATTAAAAGAAATAATATTAGTAAAATTAATAATAAAACATCATTTTATTTACAAAATCAAAAAGACTTTAACAGAAGTAATTATAAAAATTATCCAAAAACTACAATAGAATTTAAAGCAGTAAAAAGCAGTAATAGATTACATAATACTCAAAAGCCAACAGAATTACTTGAATACCTAATTAAAACATACACAAAAGAAAATGAAACAGTTTTAGATTTTACAATGGGTAGTGGCAGTACTGGTGTTGCTTGTGTAAATACTAACAGAGATTTTATTGGTATTGAATTAGATGAAAAATATTATAATATAGCAAAGGAAAGGATAGATGAAAAACTATATAACAACACTAGCTGAAGTAATAGGTGCAGGACTTATAATTTATGGAGTATATACAATAAACGTATCATTAGCGTTAATAATCGCTGGTGCGTTTTTAATTACAGGAAGTTATTTAACAATTAGATGAGTTTATTCAAAAGAGAGAACAGGGACGCAGCACTTGGAAACCTAGTTGATTTATTAGCGTTGCGTGAGGGTGGTCTGTATAACTATACAGGCGAAAAAGTAAATGAAATGTCTGCACTTGGCATATCAACTGTATTTAGTGCAATATCGTTAATCGCAGATAGTATTGCGTTACTTCCAGTTAAAACACTTCGTTATGACGGACAAAAGACAATATTTACTGATAAACCAAAGTTTTTAGAAAAACCTAATCATAGTCTTGATCTATCAATGTTTTCATTGTTACATCAAATAATTACATCTTTAGCTATGCACGGTAATAGTTTTGTACTTGTTGATAAAGACAGACAAGGCAGACCAATACAACTTACACCAATACACCCAGAAAAAGTAAAAGTAGAAATGTCAGACGGACAAAAGGTTTATATGCTACAAACCAAAAAAGGTTCTTATGATAGAAAAATAACACATCATAATATGTTACATTTTGTGTGGTATTGCTATCCCGGTCAGTTGATTGGCGTAAGTCCACTTCGCACCAACTCAAACACTTACGGCTTGGCATTAGCTATGGAAAGACATATTGCACAATTTTATGGACAGGGTGGTACACCAAGTTCTGTATTAGAAACAGATAGAGATTTAACAGCTGAACAAGCAAATATATTAAAAGAAACTTGGTTAGGTAATCACAATAGAAATAGAAAACCAGCAGTATTAACTGGTGGACTAAAATGGAAAGCCATATCAGACGCAGCAGGAAACGAACTTATAGCTGCAAGAGATCAGATTGTTCACGAAATTGCAAGAGTATTTAGAATACCAGCACATTTGCTTTTATCTAAAGACGGTTCAAACGTATATTCCAATATTGAAAGTAATGGACTTGCATTTATTAGACATACCTTATTGCCGTGGATTAGAAGAATAGAGGACGGATTTAGTACATTACTACCGGGTAAACAGTTTGTTAAGTTAGACACAGATGAATATAGCCGTGGCGACCAACTAAGTAGGGTTAGGTCATTTCAAGTAGCAGTTAGTTCT